TGCGTTGGATGGTATCTTGGCCTGAGAGGATTGCAAAAAGTTGCTGATATCGGTGTGATTGACACAGCGCTTCCTCGGGACCGCAATTATGCGGAGATCCTTGGACTTTTCGACTCTGTAGTTTTCCAATTCTGACATGAGTACGGTGAAGGTGCGATGGACGCCAACAAAACGAATTTCATCAGTATCCCGCGCGTGTTCGAAAAAATGATTTGGCATGACGAAGAGATTCCCTTTCAGAAACCACCCATTGAGAGTGACCCCTGCACGATCGTTTGTGATGTTGTATTGATTTTTAGCCATTTTAGTCATTGCGCATTCCGCGGCACCAAAGCGTGATACTTCAGTTTCGAGAACTCCGTTTTTGCGACATTTGGTACACAAATGTGGATAAGCAAGACTTTCTTCCTTGGTTCGTTTCTTGTGTGTGTGCTTGAACTCAGCGCCGCACTTTGGGTTGACACAAGCATGCGTATGCTCAGTGCGCCCAACAGTGGGAAGTCCAATGTGGTCATGATCAAGGTACCGATATTCCTTCGGAATACCAACCGAGGCAGAGCCTTCAAGGTTGGTCGTGTTCCGCGCCTTCTTGCGGAAACCACGCGCTTGATCACCCGGATAGTGGCCTTCAGGAAGGTCAGCTGGAGCCGGGAAGGCCATAGCCCACAACTTCTTGGCAAACACCAAAAGGGTTCCAAGAGCCGCGGCACACCCAACAATGGCAAACATGGTTCGATGGCGATTCAGAAATTTCTGCGTACGCCGAATTTGTTGCCGCGCGGAAAGTAAAAATTGATCAGCTGCTGTTTTGGTCTTGAGTTTGATTGAAGCAAGTAAAGCGAGAATTTGAAAGAAATTAACTGACGAATGGAATTTGTTATAGCAATGTACGTAAATTTCACGAAATTTTTGGGTGATCCACCAAGGTGGTTCTTCTCCGTCTCCAGGCTGGTAGACACACGTGTCGTCTTCGTCTCCGTAACGTTCCTCAAACTCATTTCGAGGAAAGTAGGCGACACTTGGTCCAACTTCGGCTTGTAGGCCTTCGACGTATGGAGGAGCTACCCATGTAAATTCATCATTGTATGCTTGGATAAAATCGGCGTCAATGCCACAATCATCTTCAGTTACATTTCGACGCTGGACACCGCGATGTACGGCCCAGGCTTTTGATAATTTCCGAATCAATTCTTTCCAATTACACAATGTGGT